AAGGGGCTGTTCACTCCAACGGATCGCAAGAAGATGAAGCACGTTCGGGACTCCAACCCGGACATAGAGATTATCATGGTGTTCCAGCGCGATAACTACCTGACCAAGGCGAAGAACCGTAAATACTCTACGTGGTGTGAGGAGAACCGTATCAATTACTGCATCGGCGTGGACCTTCGTAACATCGTCTGGGCCGCTAACCCTAACCGGCTTGCTGCGGGGATAGACAAGAAGCCAAAAAAGCCGTGAGTTTGAATCTGGACATCTCCAATCTCCACACCCCGGAGGATTGGCAACAGTTCGAGGCGTCCCTTTTGACAGTCGGTTTGTTCGAGAAGCTGCCTGTATCCGTGCCTGAAGCATCCGAGGACGACATCAAGATGATCTTGCTGTGGCGCTCGGTCATAACCCAAGCTCTGTTTGACATCCTCCGTGGACCTACGGTAGATTGTTCCTCGGTCTGGTTAAGCCTTGAAGACTTAGCCAAGTCAGGGATAAGGGAGCACAACCTGAAGCAATCGCAACAGATTTACCGGGACGCTATCCACTGGGTCTATGGAGGACGCACAGTTCTGGAGTGGGTTGACGACCTGAACAAACTTAGTGAACGTGACACGGATTTTGTGCAAGTGTGTGATCTGGCTCACATTGAACCGGGTTTAGTGCGCACCACCTTTGTAAAACTTGTTGACTTGAAACGTGAAAGGTTAGCACTGTGGGCTTCCATAAAAAAGGAGACTTGACCATGTGGAAAGATTCATTTGAGTTCTGGTATCAGCACGACGTTCTTGAGGACGGTGACTGGACTGTGGCCGAGATTGAGGTGAAGGTTCACCTTGAGGTGGAGTTCGATGGTGATTATCCCTACGATTGGGTGATCGAGCGTATGGAGTTCCAAGGTCATCGTTACGACAAGAAAGCCATGAAGTATGAACACAAGATGATTCCCATTGCAAAGGATCACCCCATGTATGAGGCCATTGCAGCCGGTGTTTACGAGGTTGCCTTGGACAAGATCAGTGATGCTATCTCAGACGGTGAGATTGGTGTCACCAAGTATAACGCTATGGTTGCTGAAGATCGTTATGATCGCCAACGTGAAATGGAGGATTGACACTATCATGCCACGCCCTTACCACAAAGACCGCCCTTCCAGCTTGCTATCCCGTGAAGGGGCGTTCTGGCTTCGTCAGAAAATCCTTGGTTACTGGCACTCCAAAGGGTTTACTGACGTAGAGGTTTACGTCAAGGAAGTTACTACCCCGGTTGAGCACTGGGTAGTCCGGTCCAACATTAGCGAACTAGGGCTGTTGAAAGGGGGTGTGAGGTGAATGACGAGACGTTCGATGATTTATTCTCCGGGTTGGTCAAGGATTCTCAGACCGGGTGTGCCATCATAGAGAACTTCAGGGCTATCCAGGAGTCACTTACCACTTGTATCAATGATCTTTACGAAATTGAAACACAAGTGTTCTCCAACCGGACCGATGTGGAACGAATGGAAATGTCAGTCACTTCTACTAGCGCGGCTGTCTTGAAATGGACTAGGTTGTCAGCCCTTTATGACATCCTTTCTCGGGCTGTGATCGCTCACTCACCTTCTGACGACGATCTTGTTGCTCTTGCAGGTGGGATTGTCCAACGCCGGGTGCAACAAAGCAACATGCAACAACAACAAGACACGGACGAACCGGAACCACCTGAGAAAACCGAGAATAAAAAGAGAAAGTTGAACTAAAGAGATGGAATTTAAAAAGAGAAATGGTGGGGTTAACATAATTGTCAGGTGGAATCTTGGAACTGACGAGCCTTACTGTAAAATCTTCAAAGAGAGTGAACTAGAGAAAGCACGGAAGTTTGTTGAAAACCTGCGCAATGATGCAGATAACATTGCGATAGTTCATATCCACTGGTAGGAGGTGCGTATGACAACCCTGGCTTACAAGAACGGGTTCCTTGCAGCAGACAGGCTGGTCACACCAGACCGGGGCTTGTGCACCAAGATCGGTCGCAACCCAAACGGTGACATAGCTGGTATCTGTGGGAGCCTTGCCTTGGGCCAGAAATGGATGCGTGCTTTCGTCTCTGACGCTGATGAACTTCCAAGCCTAGTTTCTGTCAATGGTAAGGATGAACACGGTTATGCGCTTATCATACGCAAATCTACGGGGGCCGTGGAGTTCATGGAGCCAGATGGGCTGGTGCATTTTGAGGCACCGTTTTATGCCTACGGATCGGGGTCGCACTACGCCTTGGCAGCGATGGAAGCCGGGGCGTCTGCCAAGAGGGCTGTTGAGATAGCAGCCAAGTATGACCCGACAACTGGGTCTGATGTGGAGGTATTACGGCTTTGACAAACAACCCTTGCAATGATACTGAAATCTATATCGCCCGAGAGCAACTGCGTGTCCTTTATGATGAAATGGACGCCAAGTTCCAACAACTGAAACACATCCAGACACGTATCACTAGTCTTGAGAACCGTATCTATCAGCTTCAACACAGCCAACAGCAAGAGAAGGAATAATCACTAGTAGCCATGAACACGCCCCCGTTTCGTTCCACGTTCAGTGAAGACATTTTCAATTACAAATACAGGCATAAAGGTGCAGAGACGTGGGGTGAACTAGCCAGCACGCTTGTTGAAGACGTGTGTCGTGACTTTGTTCCAGCAGACGTAAAGGAAGCGATCCGAGACATCATTGCTACGATGAAGTTTATTCCCGGAGGACGCTATCTTTACTACGCCGGTCGCCCTTACAAAGCCTTCAATAACTGTTTCCTGTTAAGGGCCGAGGCCGATACTCGCGAAGATTGGGCGGAACTCTCCTGGAAATCGGAGTCCTGTCTTAGCACTGGTGGTGGTATCGGTATCGACTATTCTATCTACCGCCCTCGTAACTCCAAGCTGAACCGCACAGGGGGCCTTGCCTCTGGTCCTGTGTCCAAGATGCGAATGATTAACGAGATTGGGCGTGAGGTTATGCAAGGGGGTTCGCGTAGGTCCGCTATCTACGCCTCTCTGAACTGGCGTCACCCCGATGTTAACGAGTTCATGTCAGCAAAGGATTGGCACTCGATGCCAGCGGGCACAAGTGGGTTGACTTTAGGACAGTTAAAGGAACAGGACTTTAACTTCCCGTGTCCACTGGATATGACCAATATCTCACTGAACTACGATAACGCTTTTCTCTCGGAACTACTTGAGGGAGAGGGGCAGTTGCCTAAGACTTTCCTTGAGAACTGCAAGCAAGCAGCCAAGACCGGCGAACCCGGTATGTCATTTAACTTTGGTTCAAAGGAAAATGAGACGTTGCGTAATGCCTGTTGTGAAGTTGTGTCCGAAGATGACAGCGACGTTTGCAACCTAGGTTCAGTCAACATGAGCCGCATTGACTCAAAGGAAGAAATGTATCGTGTCTCCTATCTCGGTGGTATCTTTCTTTTGTGCGGGACTATGGTAGCAGACCTTCCTTACCCAAAGGTCAAGAAGGTTCGAGAGAAGAACCGCCGTCTTGGTCTTGGTCTTATGGGTGTCCATGAGTGGCTTATTTCCAAGGGCTATCGCTACGAAGTAAACGATGAGTTCAAGGAATGGCTAGGTGAGTGGAAACGTGGCTCTGAGGTTGGTGCAAAAGAGTTTGCGACCAAGCTATCTATCAGCACGCCTGTCGCGTTCCGCGCTATTGCTCCTACCGGGACCATCGGCATTATGGCTGGCACCACGACTGGTATCGAGCCAGTGTTTGCTGTCGCCTACAAGCGGCGATATTTGAAGAACGGCAAAGATTGGGCCTACCAGTATGTTGTTGATTCGTCAGCCAAACAGCTAGTTGAAACTTACGGTGTCAATCCTGAGTCTATTGAAAGTGCTGTCGATTTGGCTAAGGATTATGAACGGCGTATCAAGTTCCAAGCTGATGTCCAGGATTATGTTGACATGGCTATCTCCTCAACGATCAACCTCCCTGCGTGGGGTTCCAAACACAACAACGAGGACACTGTCACTGGGTTCGCCAAGACACTCGCACACTACAGCCCCAGACTGAGGGGGTTCACAGCCTATCCTGATGGCTCAAGGGGTGGACAACCGCTTACTTCCGTGCCATATCACGAGGCCCACAATCAGACGGGTGTCGAGTTTATGGAACACGATTCCTGTAAGGGCGGTGTCTGCGGCATCTAAAAGGGAGATTGAGTTGTGAAAGTAAAGATTGGAAACTACCCAGGGGGCGGTTTAAATAGAAAGGTTTTTGTTGAGGTAAGTGACCACGACACTTTCAATCTTGATATAACCCTTGCTGAGATAATTCTTCCCGCTCTCAAGAAATACCTTGAGGTGTCAGACAAGTTGATCAATCTGGACGAACCTATGTTTTCAGGTGGTTTGACAAAGAGACAAGCTGTGACGGAGTGTATTTGGGTGTTCAACGAAATAACTACATATGCCGAGGAGGAAAAGATAATTGATCTATCTATTGGATGCTTTGACTTGCTTCAACCTAACCTGACTTACCTCGAAGAAAGAAAACAAAAGGCTCTTAACCTGTTCGCTGAAATCTACACCAGCCTTTGGAACTAGTCCTATGGAAGCAGCCACATTACACACCATCGCAAAGATGTTTGCCCACTACCGTTCCCTCAAGGACTGGGACGGGGTGGACGCCACGAAACAGCTTGTTCCTTACGGAGCCATTGTAGTTCTTGGAAACATCTATGAGGACGGGGTAGAGTTCAAGATCAGGAACACGGGCGCTATCAAGGACCAGTTTTACTACGACAAGGACGGCAACCTTGTTGACACTCCCTCTCGCAAGACGATCTTTGCCGCCGTCACAGGAGCCGTGCCATCGTGAGTTCTGTAAAACTTATCGCCAAGACAGTTCCGGTTGACAAAGGGATTTGGACCGAGGATTTCACGGCTTACGTGGCCCGCGTGTCCAACCCCGAGAATCAAGCCAACACTGAGACAGCCCCTCGTCTCCTTCGGTATCTCATCAAGCACCACCACTGGTCTCCGTTCGAGCACACTTACCTGACGTTTGAAATCCACACCACACGGGACATATCCCGCCAGATACTTCGCCATAAATCTCTTGTGTTTCAGGAATACTCAGGGCGCTACTCGGTCATGCCATCTGACATGGAAGAACGGGAGTGTCGTCTTCAAGACCCGAAGAACCGGCAGAACTCCCTTTCTACATCTGATGAGGAAATCATCAATGACTGGAAGTTCGTCCAGCAACAGACGTGGGAGTCGGCCACAGGCTATTACCAGTGGGCTTTGGATATGGGCATTGCAAAGGAGCAAGCCCGTGCTGTGCTTCCCGAGGGGTTGACAAAGACTACACTTATCGCTACTGGTAACTTAAGATCGTGGATTCACTATGTCGAGATACGGGCGGCAAAGGAAACACAAAAGGAGCATAGACTGGTGGCAGAGCAGATCAAACAAATTATTTCCACGGACTTCCCAACCCTGAAGGAGGCTCTTGAGTGGTGAGCAATTCACGTTGGTACTGTGTGAGTGGTGTTTATGAAAGCACTCGCAACTACAAGAAACCAGGTGCGTTAAGTTGGTCTGAGGACAATCCTTACAGGGGTATTTACGATACCATACGTGAACACAAGATGTCAGAGGAACCGCTGTTTCCCTCGGTTCTGAAGACACAGGTTGGTGGTTCTCATTACGCCGATAACACTATTCAGCCTATCGAGTTTATTGCCAAGAACGACCAGTCGTTTATCATCGGTAACATCATCAAGTATGCTGTCCGTGCCGACAAGAAGAACGGCAAGGAAGATTTGAAGAAGTGTATCCACTACGCACAGATCGAACTGGAACTCAAATACGGAGTGAAATCAAAGGTAGAATATGACGACAAGTAAGACTGACAACATCCATGTGTTCATTGGATGCGATGACCTGCAACCTGAAGCGTTCAAGACTTGTGCTTATTCCATTAAACGTTGGACTGATAACAACGTTCACATTATTCCTCTGGCACACCGCACGCTACGTGAGGCAGGGTTGTTTGACCGGACGTGGCGAGTGACCGAGAGCGGAACTTGGGTAGACGAGAGAGACGGTCTGCCGTTCTCCACCACGTTCTCCCACCTCCGATTCCTTACCCCCAAGTATTTCGATTACCTTGGATTATTCAACGATACGAACAATCGGTGGGCTATCTTTGTAGACTCCGACTTCATCTTTCTCGACAACATCCGTGCCCTTATCGAGAACGCCGATGAACAAGGCAAACCCCTTTCCGTGGTCAAGCACAACTACGCAGGCAAAGGTAGCGTCAAGATGGACGCTCGTGAACAGGTGAACTACAATTGCAAACTGTGGTCCTCCCTTATGGTGTTCGATATGTGGAAGTGGAACTTCGATGATGAAGACCTAGACGTTAACAAGGACACGGGCCGTAGCCTTCACACGTTCGATTGGTATAAGCCGGGCCTTGAAGGCATCGGTTCTCTTTCCGAATCCTGGAACTTTATCCCCGACCACTCAGAAAAGACCACGCTTTACCCTAGTGCCATACACTTTACGGAAGGCACTCCCTTGCACAGGGGCTACGAAGGTGTCAGGTACGGAGAGTTGTTCAAGCAAGCTTACCAAGGGATGCTTGCGGAACGTGCGCGGAGAGTGAACGATGGTTTATCGTAAATACGTTGAGTTTTTTGCCACCATTCTTATTGGTGTGGGAATGATCCTTCTTCTGTCTGGTATGATCTGGACGCTTATCAGCGCCGCAGCAAAGGTTATCACTGGATGACCACTACAATCGTCACCTCGTTCAACAAGGCGATCTGGGACGGCCACGGTAAGCCGTGTGTCATGTCTTGGCTTAGGCATATCAAAGGGGATTACAACCTCCACATCTACATGGATGGACGCCCAGCAAGCGACCTGCCGAGGGCAGATAACATCCGGTATTTCTTTCTCGATAACTACGCAGACTACACGAAGTTCCTTAGGGACACAGCAAACATGAGTGTTCCCCAAGGCGTTCCTCCTGAGCACCAGTTTCGGTTCCAGTTCCGTAGGTTTTGGCCCAAGGTATTCAGTATTGCTAAAGAAGTCGCCCAAGTTGATGATGTTCTGTGGCTTGATGCAGACATTCTTGTGAACAAGGACTTCGATCTGACCGCCTTTTCAAAAGAACACTCAAAGATGTTTACGATCCTTGATCGAGGGGAGCCGTGGGGTTATTGCGATAGCGGTTTCATGTTGTTGAAGGAGCAAGGATTTGAACTTAGAGATTTTATCTCCAAGTTAGAGAATATTTACACAACCAAGACTATCTTTCAGTTTCGAGAATGGCACGATGCCTACCTGATTACACAGCTTCTCAAGATAACATTCGGGAAACAGACCTCGGATCAATATAAAGCCTTTGTCGAATCCCTTTGCGGCTTGTCGTCGTCTCTCCACCCCATTGAAGACTCCCCTTTAAAGGAGTATATGGTTCACCTCAAAGGCCAACGAAAGAACGAGGCATCGGAATGACCGGCTACAAACCCGAGACACAGAACCGTTGGGAACTGGACAGGTTCCTGGATTTCATCCGCAACCAGAAGATCAACCTCTATATGGAGATAGGGCTTTACTCTGGCTCCACGTTCAAGGAAGTTTATGATACGCTTCTGCGTGTCCATAACGGGGACCACACCAAGTTCAAGATGATCGGTGTCGATCTACCCACCAATGCGGACGCCTTTGCTGCTTGCTCGCGTGTGGTTGAGGCAATCCCTAACGCCTCTGTCTATTGGACTTCAAGCACTGACCCGGACACTGTTGAAAAGATTTACGAGGAATTGGCCGAGTTTTCTACTCAGCCGGAGGTGGCGTCTCTGATATTCATTGACGGGGATCATTCCTTTGCGCAAGCCAAGGACGATTACATGGCTTACAACCCTATGTTTCAGTTCGTGGCGTTCAACGATATTGATCCTCGCACGGTAGAACAGAACAAGCGTAAGCACGGTGGCCGGGACATTGCCACGGTCTATCACCTCTATGAAGGGTTGCGTATTCACTCGGAAGAAACGACTATCTGCGATGCGAGTGCCGAGAAGGCAAGGGGGATTGGGATTCTAGGTTATGGCAACAACGTTTAACGTCGTAACATTTCTTTGGCACGACCCGAAGGCTAAGCACACGGCTAACTTTTCCTATGGCCCGGATCACGTAAACAAGCTGTTCCGCCAGTTGGCAAAAGGGTTCGAGGCAAACGGCATTGAGGACTTCAAGCTGACAGTTGTGACGGACGCAAAGGACATCACTGGTTTCGATACGTCTATCCCAGGGTTCCAGCTTATCCCGCTCTGGGATGATTTCCGTGACATAGGCCGGTGCTTCACCAAGTTGAAGGTCTTTTCTCGGGAGCACAAGCACCCGGTCCACGGCGATGACATGCCTCGCAATGGGTTCTTTGACGGCGATTTCATCATCACCATCGACATTGATGTGGTTATCACCAAGCCAAAGGAGTTTGTCAGTGCTCTCACCTCTAGTCGAATGGAAGCCTTCAAAGGTTATCGGGACACCAAGAACCCTCGGTGCTACTCCGGGGCTTTGTGGAGGATCGACACCAGGAGCTATAACGGATTTCACCACGTCTATGATACCTTCCGGCATATCTACGACATCAATAAAGGAACAAACAATCTGGGTAACTTTTACTCCAATTGGAACGTCGTATCTTCCTTTGTAGGGTCAGACCAGTGCTGGATTACCACGGCTATCGGTGAGTTCTCCTACCCTAATAAGTGGTCTGACGAGGATGGTATCTACGATGAATGGCAGATCACACATCTTCCGTCCCTTCCCCTTAACACTTGCGCAGTCTTTATGAACGGCATGAACCGAGATATGACTATGCCAAAGTTCCAGGAAAAGTATCCTTGGATCATTGAACACTGGGTGAACGTATAAATATGGCTGGTTATTCAGAACTACGAATCAATCCTATGGACAGTGCCGATCTGTCCGAGATAGAGAACAACGTTGAAGCTAATCTCGGTTTGATGAAAGACTGGATCAAGACCGTCGATGCTCCGACCGGGCGCAAGGCTGTGCTTATTGGTTCTGGTCCAAGTCTTAAGCGGTGTCTCAAGACCGGCTACCTTCACAAGGATATGTATGACCCGGCACACTGGGACATCTTTTGTGCCAAGCACGCTCTGCCTCTCCTTATGGAAGCAGGATTCACTAACCTGAAGTGCGTGGTCCTCGATCCCCGGCCCATTGAAGGGACGAGCACACACGACATTAAGCGTCTTGATCTTTACGGGGCCGCTACACCCGATCGGGTAGAGTTCCTTGTAGCCTCCATGACTCACCCTTCCGTCACCAACTATCTTCTTGAGAACAAGTTCAAGGTGACAGGTTGGCACGCCGCAACAAAGGCTCTTGAGAAGTTCAAGGACAAGATCAAGTTTATGATCGGCGGGGGAACCAACTCCATCCTTCGTGCTGTCGGCATTGCCAAGGATTGCTACGGAGCGAGGGAGATTTTCCTTCTCGGTATTGATTGTTCCATTGAAGACCCACCTAAGGCTGACGAAAACGATCCGACATCTTATCTTTACACAGCCAAAGACCCTATCACCAACAGCCCTAAATATCTGAAATCTTTCTTCGGTCCTGGTGAAGGGTGGAACTCCAACAAATATCTTGCCAAGTGGACAACCGGGGAACTGGCTGCTTCACTACAAGACTTGGAACAGTTCTTCCGGGCTCAAAAAGAAATTGGCATCACGTTGCGTATCATTGGAACAGACAAAGGCCGGACCCTTTCAGGCCAGCTTGCCGATTTCTTCGGTTGTTAAAGTAAGGAGAGTCAGTGTGGGAATTACTAGGGCTTCTGGGCCAAGCGTATTTACAACAAGTTCGCAACGGACTAGTTGCCTCATCATCCCAGATTCGCATTGCAACCCTTCGACATCTAATCGTCGTTACGAGTGGCTTGGCAATCTCATCGTTGATCGTCGTCCTGACATCATTGTCGATCTTGGTGACTTCGGTGATCTGGCTACTCTTGGTGTTTATGATCGGGGCACCAAGGCTGCTTGGGGAAAGTATTACAAGGACGAGGTTGAGCACATCAAGAAAGCCAACAAGATCGTCTTTGATGAACCTGTTCGACGGTATAATAATACCCACGCAAAGGCAAAGAAAGCCAAGTACGCTCCAAGAAAGATCAGACTAGGTGGTAACCACGAGGAAGGGCGTATCAACGCTTTCCTTCACAAGAACCCGGAGTGGGTGGGACACATCTCGATTGACGATCTTGGGTTCCGTGATTACGGGTGTGAGTACGTTCCGTTCCTTCGCCCGTTCCACTTCTCCAACGTGGCGTTCTCCCACTACTGGTATGTCAAGACGCAGCGATACCCAATCGGGACTGCTAAACAAATCTTGAAAAACAACCACAAGTCCTCCGTATCAGGGCACGCCCATTCCTACGATCTGGCAACTGATTACGGTATTGACGGAAAGAGAATGACTGCTATCATTGCCGGGTGTTACCTCGATCCTGAATACAACGCCGAGACGTTTAACTACACAGGTGGGCACGGCACTAACCAGTGGACCAATGGGTTGACCTGGCTCCACGATGTAAACCATTACGGAGAGTTTGATGTGGAGTTCATATCCACTGACAGAGTGAGGCAGATGTATGGCTAAGAGAACCCTTCGTGAGTGGGACTTGTTCCAGCTTCGCCTTGCTCGCCTGTATTCTACCATGAGCAAAGACCCGTCTACCAAGGTCGGTGCGGTGGTGTGTGACAAGGACTCCAAGCACGTCTTTGGCCTGGGTTACAACGGCCTTCCATCTTGTATTGCTGACACGGATGACATCCTTTATAATAGGGAAAAGAAATACGAACTGATGCACCATGCCGAAGATAACGCCATTGTAAGGGCGTCTGGTGCCACGCGAGGTGAAACAGACGGTTTGACTATCGTTATCTACCCGTTCACTGCTTGCTCCTTGTGTGCCGAGGAAATTATCGCCTGTGGTATTGCCCGTGTCGTCACCCTTGATTATGCACCTAAAAGGTGGTTGGATAACTTCAAGGAAAGTGAACGGATGTTAAAGGAAGCTGGCGTCGAGGTTGTAAAGTACCAACCGTTTGAACTAGACCACGGGGACGTATCCCGTTACACCGAACTATGGACGGACGGTTCGTCTATTTACCCTGCACACCCTCTGGAGCCACCTCCTTATCAAAATCGTTGGTTCAATCCTATCACCAAAGAGTGGGAGTATTTTGAATGAGCAACCCAGTACCAAAGAATCTGATTCTTCAAACCAAGGCGTTCATTGACGCCATCAAGGAAGTCGAGAACTCGGTCAAGGCCGGGTTCAACAAGAAGGTAGGAAAGTGGTTCCCACACAAGTCCGCAGAGGGTGGCACGGACACTCTTGCTTACGGCCACAAGCTGACCAAGGAAGAAGATAAGACCAACATTGTCATCGTCAACGGTGCCAGTGTCGATGTCCGTAACGTCGGTCTTACCGAGGAACAAGCTACCCAGCTTCTTGCGCAGGATTTGCTGAAGGCTCTTAACACAG